CTAACACTTCCTTAATTTGCTCAGAAAACTAAGAAAACTATTTATCTCTATGATTTTATATTTAAAGTCTATACTTATCTTGAAAAACGATACTGAGGCTGAAAATGGCACGTCCATCAAAATTAAATGATGAAATTACGCAAACAATATGTGAAAATATCGAACTCGGTTTATCCTACAGCCTTACTTGTCAGGCAGCGGGGGTCTCCTTTGAAACGTTTAATGAATGGATGAAGGCAGGAGCTAAAGGAGAGCAAAAGAAGTGCGCTGACTTCTATAACCATGTCCGTGCTTCCGAGGCTGTTTGCGCTAGGCACAGTCTGGAAACTATCAGGGAAGCTGCTTTGAATGGGACTTGGAGTGCAGCAGCGTGGCTCTTGGAGAGGAGATACGCCTCTGATTATGGAAGGAAGGACAATCTAAACCTTAAATCAAAAACGGAGAATGTAAATGTTTCAATCGACCTGCAAGAGGCTGACGAGATCAGATCCGAAATTCTGCGCAGACTATCTTGCGAAATTGAGCCCGGGTGCTAAAGAAAGGGTATTTAAAGATCTTCCAGCTGGTGCTCTCCGAAAAATCATGAATGACTGGACTTTCTGGGCTCGATCAGAACAACTACCTCCTGAAACATGGGGGAAAGATGGTTGCTACATTTGGAATGTGAGAGCTGGTAGAGGATATGGCAAAACGAGAATGGCAGCTGAAACTTTTATCTGGATGATTAAAGAGGGAAAATACAAACATCCTAATCTTGCAGGAGCAACAGCTTCCGAGGTTCGAGATGTAATGATAGAAGGTGAATCCGGTATCCTTGCCTGTGCTCCTGAATCCTTTTACCCTGAGTTCATCCCGTCCTTGATGAAACTGGTTTGGCCGAATGGTGTAACTTCTCACATATTTTATGGAACCGAACCTGACCGAGCCCGTGGACCTCAATCAGATTTCTTATGGCTTGATGAAATAGCTAAATATCAGTACCCAGAGGAAACGTGCGATAACCTTCTAATGGGGCTTAGACTAGGCGACAATCCCCTTTGTATGATAACCTCAACTCCTCGCCCCACCAAATTCTTGATGGAACTTGAAAAAAGAGTAGATAAACGAGGAAGGCCTTGTACAGTAACCACAAAAGGAAGGACGTTGGATAATTTTAGAAATCTTTCACCTGTTTTTATCTCGACGATTATTTCAAAATATCAAGGGACAAGACTTGGAAGGCAGGAATTAGAAGGCGATTTCCTTGACGACAACCCGGATGCTCTCTGGAAAAGGGCAGACATTGATAATAATCGAGTCACCAAAACCCCCGAACTTGTGTATGTTGTAGTTGGTGTGGACCCCGCAGTTACAAGTAAGGAAGGATCTGATGATACAGGGATCATAGTTGCTGGGAAAGGCACAGATGGACACGGGTATGTTCTAGGAGATTACACCATTCATGACACTCCTAAAAAATGGGCAGAGTCGGTAATAACCGCGTACAATCGCCATGAAGCAAACATAATCGTAGGTGAAGTCAACAATGGCGGTGACCTCGTGGAGCTTAACATAAAGGCCGTGGATACTTCAATTCCCTTCAGGGCAGTACACGCAAGCAGGGGGAAAGCCACGAGAGCAGAACCTATTAGTGCTCTCTATGAACAAAATCGTGTTCACCACTTCGGTACATTTCCAGAACTTGAAGATCAAATGGTTGAATGGATACCAGGCTCTGGAAAGTCTCCGGATCGTGTAGACGCACTTACATGGACCCTGGCAACATTGGATCTTAATTCTTACGCAGAATGGGATAATTCAATCGGTGAAGGTTCATCCTTTGCTTCTTTTTTGGGCTTGGAAAGTTCGATAACCTTCAGGATGCGCAGGATCAAATGGACTCAGAATATCCAGGGCTTGTTGACTCACTCAACGAAGCTGGAATTACGGTTTTGAAACTTACAGATAGAATCGAAATTGCAAAAGAATATCGTCAAATGGTTTTACCGGTTGTGATTTAAATGACTTTCGTATCTAAAGTAAAAGCTACATTCGGAAACTTCAAGTATCGAGTCGAGAATGCAAAGATCAACACTCAGAATAAACTCTGGTGGGACAACTACTCTAGACTCATTTCTCCTGACAAGATCGAAGTCTTTGAAGATTACCTTAAAATTGATAATACGCTGGTGGAATGCATTATAGTTGGCCTTCCTCAGCTTTCAACAGATGGATACCCTAACTCCTTGAAGCCTGATTTTCATTGAAAAGCTAATGAATGTCAGCTTTAAGGGAGTTGTCATATCAATCAGCTTTGGACTTGTGCCTATCCCGAGTCATGAGGCTCAACAGATGCTGGAGGAAGCAATCTTTAGGAACATGGTTAACCAAGAGAGTTCACAAAAAAACAATCCTCTGGGTATGACTTCAATCGTACAGCAGTTAGATGCAAGAGACATTTCCAAGGCGATTGAAACGCTACATGATAATAGGGAGAAGTACTTCCATACTGCGAATATAATAACGATATGGGCAGAGGATGAAAGAGCCATGAGGATGGCTAAAAGTCATGTTAAGGTTGTCATGAACTCCCATAGGGTATATGGCTCCTATCCTTCCAGGAAGATGTTGGAAACTTTCATTGCAGCACAACCTTACCCAAAGCATGAAGAGTTTACTTACATTGAGATGTTGAGTTCTCTTGCTGGTCTACTATGCCCGACTCGAAACCCTAACAGCAGGCTTACGAACGATTCAACCGGCTTGTATATGGGAGATGATAGACGAACAGGTAAAGAGATAGTAGTCAACTTTGACAGACTCGCAGCAAAACATATGTGTCTATTCGGGAATAGTGGGTCAGGAAAAACATTTGCTATATTGCTGATTCTTGCAAGGCTTTACGTGTCAGGGCGCAAAGTGGTCTATCTAACAGTCAAGGAAGACGACGGAACCAAATATATTTCGATGGCGAATCATTTCGCTCCCGATGCATGTATCATTAACGTTGGCCCAGGTGGAAAGAATATCAACCCTTTGCAAATTATGCACACAGGCGAAGGATTGACTTCACTTGAGGCAGCAGCAGTGTATGATTATCACAAAAGTTTAGTGTATAACTTCTTTAAAATGTGGTTCAAAGATTCTTTCAGTCCAAACATGGAAAGCTACCTGAACAAGTCACTTAACACAGCTTACGGAAGGGCTCATATATTTAGAGACCAGCCAGAGACGTGGAAACAACAGTTTCCTGTCATGAGCGATTTAATCCAGGTATGGAGGGATGATGCAGATCTGCGAGAAGAGGACAAGGAGAGCGCGCTTGCACTTATCCGGAAAACTTACGCTTTTGAAGACACGTTGTCTTATATGAACAGGCAGACTGATATTGACTTATCCAAAGGCTTTACTGTTATCGATTTGGTGAAAGTTCCCAGACTGATACGTGAAGCAATGAATGCGTTAGTTACGGGTATGCTTGCAACTTTCTTCAATACCAAATCTGACACAGGCGTAACTATTGCAATTGATGAAGGTGGAGCCTTTTTAAGAGACCCACAGCTAGCGGAAATGGTGTTACAGGTATTGACACAAGGCCGCAGTTACGATATTGGTTTACTGTTTGCTACTCAAAACTGTTCAGATCTAGAAAAAGCAAAGCTGAGCCAGGAATTCATGACCAACACGCCAGTTAAAATCGTGCTCGGGTGTGATCTTGATAAAAAATCTATTGGATACATAAAAGATTTCTTGCTCCTGAACGATACAGCTACTAAGGATCTATACACGGATGCGAAAGGACAGGGTATCATAAAAATTGGGGATACACACGCGGCAATACACTTCATAGCATCAGACGAAGAGTATCAAATAATCAAGGGAGTAAAGAGGGGAAATGGACAAGAGGCAAAAGTCGAACAAACGGAACAGGCGGCCGAGTGTAAAATTAAAGAGGCGTTTGTTAACATTGTAAAAGAGCATAAAATACTTTTCAATGATTGGCTAGAAGGAGAGAATCCTGAGCACATGCTAAAAATGATGGGGTATAAAACTTACACTCCACAGAATGTAATAGCACGCGGAAACGTTAGATGCTGGATTCGTGGCGATATCGTGAAAGAAAATGGAAATATCCTAAGCCAGACAGAGGATCACTACTGTACAGTCGCACAGTGGGCTGGTGTTATAATGGATGATGGTTTTGAAAATGTTGTAATCCATCACTCAAATGGTGTAGATGTATCCGCAGAAAGGCACGGAAAAACGTACGGATTTGAATACGAACATGCCGGAAGCCATAATAAACCGGAATTAATAGAGAAAAAACGGCGCTCGATGCAGTTATACGATAAGGTTCTTTTCATTGGGTCAACCGCAAACGAAGAACCGCTAATAGAGGCAGTAGGCAGCGAATACGTGCGAAGACGAGGCGCTCGATTGAAACAGTGGTTGAGCGAAGAAACGGCATCAGTAGAATTGGAGGGCTAAAAATCTGAAAACCGGCAAACAAACAGATTATTAACCGAGTGTGAGACAAACGAGGCTATCTAAAGCCTCCGTCTCTCTGGACACTACAGTATCAATCAATACTTTATTTTTTAGGGTTTCTCGATCGGGTTCTGTTCTCCATTTTCTTCTATATCACCCGAACTGTCCAAAGTCACCTTGCCAGAATTCTACCAACCTAAAGTACTCTGTCTAGGTGAATTACTACACAGCTAAAGACTAAGTGGCTTCCTGGTTCATTCCTCAGACTTTTGTCTGCAAGTCCCCAGGCTCACCCCACTCAGCTAAAGACACAGGGGA